CTAATTTTTTTCTTTAACGTTAAAATCTAAAGGTTTGTTTATAACTTTTTTATAAACGACCATATATATTTCTTCCTTATCTCCGTTTATATTTTTATTATTCATAATTATTATTTTTTCTATCCAATTATACTCTGTAAATAAATTTGAAATATATTTTTTATAGTCTTTTAAGTTTACTAAATCAAAAATAATATTCTTAACTTTTCCATCGCAATATTTAAAATTTATTACCCCATCTTTCATATTATTAATTCTTCTGATTATCAACTCTTCATCATCCCACACTAAATTTGGAATCATAGTTTCTATCATATTTTTTCCTTCCTTGACTTTTAATTTATTAGATGATAAAATTTAATTAAATAAAGGTAGTAGTGTTCTCATTAAAATGCCTGTAGGGGTAACCCTTAAGGACTGGAACTCTGGTACCTTTTTTTATTTTCTTTTAAAAACTCTAATGTTATAACAAAAGGTTTAATATAGCCGTTGTTATAACAAATCCTATTATAAAATATATATAAAAATAATCATTTAGTTTTTCTTTCATATTTACTCCTACTCAATGTTTATTCATTTATTTTATAAAAAATGTAAATTAAACAAAATATACAAACGGATATAGTATATAATAAATTTGCCATTATACACTCCTTTATTCTCAACTCTTCTTAACTTTTCTAAAATCTCTTATTCCATGCCATTATAGCATATTCTTCTGTCGGTTCATGTCTTGATGTTGCCATGCATTCTCCACATTCAACAAAATACATTCTACCAACATATTTGTTGTAGTATGTTCTAATTGAGGGCTTGTTCCATTTATTACCACAGAAAGGACATTCTCTTAATTGGTCATCTATTTTTTCACTCATCGTCTAAACTCCTTGATTTTTTATACTAAAAAAGCACCTCTAACATTTTAGTTAGTTGTGCTTTTAATATCTATTTGATAAATAAATTCAGTGGATGTTTCCCCATCTTCTTTTTCAATATCAGCCACATAAGCTTTATCTTTTTCAAGAATTTCAACTATATAAGCAAATTCCCCACTTTTTAGGAGAACTTTATCATATTGTTTAATTGTCATAAATCCCCCCTTTTCTTTTTGGTAACATAAATTGAGGTTAAATGAATAGCGTCTTCTTTTTTTATCCACCCCGTCATTACATTTGCCCTTTTTCCATTAGGTCCTAATAAATTTAAAACTTGTTCAAATAATTCTCCATAATTATTTTTACCTTTAGGTTTAAATTCGTTCGTTTTAAGATTAGAATGTACGTTTTGTATAAGTTCATCGTAATTCGACAAATCATACCCCAAAGCTTCCTTAAAGGCTCTTGCTTTATTTGGTTGTCTTTCAGGATTTAATGCATATTCGGTTAACTTTCTTTTATCTATATTATACTTTTTTTCGAGAGTTTTATCAACTTTTTTAGTTGCATTCTTCCCTTCAATCATCCTCATCAACTCATCTTCACTATCATAATCCCAACCTTCAAGCATATCGCTTAAATGTGATCTACAATAAGGATGAAGCGGTGGAGCGTTCACTCCAATTTTTATTTTATCAATAGGAATAATTCTTTGGTCGTGTTCCCTACATATTTTTGAAGTCCTCTTATCAAGTGTGGCTTCAAACTTTTTAGCAAGTATTCCACGTCGTTTACTGTCATCTAATTCTGCTGTATTTACCACGTATGATGTTAATATTCAAGTTCATGTTGCTCTCGCATTTAATTCTAGTTTATCAGTCCACTTTCTATCGCATTTATTTTATATTTTTCAGATATTTCCTATCCTAATTTTCCCTTGTATACCTTAATCCATACAATACAAGACTTCTTCTGTTTTTTTTACAAACATTACCATTGTTAAAAACTTTAATATTTTTCTTGTTTAGATATAAATTTATCATTCAATTCTTTTATTCGTTCGTCTATCTAAGATTTAACTCCTTGATTTTTTTTACGATATTTTTATGTATTATTAACCGTATTTTTTGAATATCCATAAATGTATCTTTCATGACTAATCCCTTACCGATTTCGCTGAAATGCACTATAACTTTGTAGTTGTTTTCCCAATTTTTTTGCTAAATGTATTCTCAGCTTTGTTTTTCTCATCTGTCATTTGTAATCTCCTTCCATAGCAATAAAAAAAGAGAAGCAGATTATTCCTCCACTTCTCTTAGTCATATTTACATTATTTTTTTATAATTGTTCAACGAGCATTGCTATATCTTACTGACCCCGTCCGGTAAATCTTACACTTTTTCTTCAAATGTAACCTTATCTTTTAATTTTTTTTCTATATCTCTTTTTCAGTATATAATACGGTATATTTTAACTATTTGACTTGACTCATCAGGAATGTAAAATACAAGATAGTTCTCAATAGGTAAAACTCTGAGCCCTTTGTCTTTCCATTCTTGATAATCACATAATCTATGCCTGTTTGGAAATTCATCAAGAAATTTAATAGCTTTCAATATTCTATACAATAACTTTTCAGCAATATTGGATTCTAATAATTCATCCGAAATATATCTTACAATGCTTATTAAATCTCTTTTAGCATTTTCAGAAAATATTATCTTATATTTCATCTACCTAACTCTTTCTTTAACTCCTTTTCTATTTCTTCAAAACTATACGTTCTTCCATTCTCAAAATCATTATGGGCTTTTAGCATTTGCATATTAAATTCTGCTTCTGATAAATTGGATAAAGAAAGAGGCTTTGTATTAGGGATTTTAACTTCAAAAGGCAAACCATTTTGCATTACAACCTGTCTTAAAAAAATAGATACGGCATTTGACATTGGTATTCCAAGCTTTTCAAGCACCGCTTCCGCCTGCTCTTTAATATCAGGTTCTACTCTTACATAAATATTTGATGTTCTTGCCATATATATAACTTCCTTTCGATTTAGATTATATCAGTTTTGATTGCTAATAGCAATACATTTGATGAGGTAATTAAAAATAACAAACACTATCTAGCAAATGTAATTTTATATGTCCAGCTTATAGGTGGTAGTTTAAATTGTTATATTAAACTTTTTTACTTTTACTAAATTTTAAGCATACTACTTCAACATTATTCTCTTTATCATATGAAGCTTTTTACTTTTATTTTTATATTCTGTACTATGTTTTATCAATAAGTTGAAATGAAATGAATCCAGGACAAATAATTGATTATTGTATTGAATATAACAACTCAATGATTGAATATAAGAATGTAAGCACAGAGGATAGAGAAGCTAATCAAAATGATTTTGATAAATTTTAATTAGTTGATTATAACATTTCAAAAGTGGTATAATAAATGTAAATATTAAAGTGTTAGGAGGTAATTTATGGAACAATTGAATAATGAAAATAGATTATCTTTTAATATAAAATTAAGCAATCTATTTAACGATTTGAAAAAATATTTATTATATAGCAAAAAAGAAAGAAAAAAAAATTTAGATTTTCATAAAATTTTTGTAGAAGAATCTAATAAAGTAAAAGAACCACATGATTATTTTGTATCAAATGTTATTTATGATAAAACTGTGTATAGATATAGACTTGAAAAAAAACACTATAGATTTTTAGTAAGATATGACAAAAAAATATTAAGAAAAAAAATAAAAGAATCATTTAAGGCACTATTCATATAGTGCTTTTTGATTCTTAAATTAGGATACTAGGAGTAGTATCTTTTTTTATTTTAAAAGTAAATGAGGTTCTATGGCTGGTAAAATTAAAGATATAACAATTGAATTTGATGGTAATACTACAAAATTATCCAATGCATTAAAAAATGTTGAAACAAAATCAAGAGATACTACAAAATCATTAAGAAAAATAGAAAAAAGTCTTAAATTTAATCCAGGTAATGCAGAACTCTGGTAGCACAGCAACAGGTTTAATACCTATACGAAATTACATCATACTCAAACAATTTTGTTAATCTTCACTAGTATCTCATCTATATAATCTCTTGTAGAGGTTTTAAAAGGTCCTCTGAAAAGAGTTGAGGAAACATAGATATTAACCAAACAATATTAATTAGTTCCTCTATAGTTTCGTTATAAGTATGGTTCATAGAACAGGATCTAGCCAAAGAGTCTGACATTTTTCTCCAGTCATAACTCTTTCTTCTAATTCCTCCTAAAGGAAATCACATAAAGATTAATTTAGAAATGGAAGAATGTTTAATCTCTTTAATTGCTCTTACAATAGTAACCTTTGAGAATATCTCCTCTAAGAAATATGGGTCTATTAATGAATACATTTCTTTTTGTTATTATTAACATATTTATTTTTCCCAAACACCGTTAGAGTCCACATACCAGCCATTAATTGTTGTTGATTTAGCCATTTTACCATTACCTAATAGATAATACCATTTACCATTTGTATCTTTTACCCATTTATTTGTTGCCATGTCACCATTATTGTTGAAGTAATACCATGATGAGTAATTATTATCATAAAACCACTCATTTTTTGCCATCTTACCATTACCTAATAGATAATACCATTTACTATTTGTATCTTTTACCCATTTATTTGTTGCCATGTCACCATTATTGTTGAAATAATACCATGATGAGTAGTTATTATCATAAATCCACTCATTTTTTGCCATTTTACCATTTACTGATAGATAATACCATTTACTATTTGTATCTTTTATCCATTTATTTGTTGCCATGTCACCATTATTGTTGAAATAATACCATGATGAGTAATTATTGTCATATAACCATTCTGTTTTAGCTAATTTGCCATTATTTTTTACAAAATACCATTTATCAGATACTTGCGACCAACTTTTTTTACTATCTATTGATAGTAGCCAGTTAAAGTATTCTTCTGGTTCTAATAACGGGTCATTTTGGTCATCTTCATAATAGTCTTTATAGCTAAATATATTTACTTCTGATGAACCAAGTCCGTCTTCTGTTTCCCAGAATCCATATCCTTGGATAGAATAATCATGGACAAATGCTAAGAAGTGTCCGATTTGACCATCATATTTTAATTCGTCTTGAGGTATTGTTTTAAGAGCATCTTTTATTTTCTCTATGCCTCCTACTTTTTCAATGGCTGCTAAAATTTCTTCTTTAGTCACTGGTTTATCAATTCCGAATTTTAGTTTTAATACTTGGTCAAATGTTTCTTTTTCTTCATCATGCCATTCTATATAAGCTGGTATCCTGCCGTTGGTTTCGTCTATATAGCCTTGATATCTTACCCTTGCTATTTCTCCTGTATTAAACATTTCGGCATGTTCTTTATGTGTTTTATAGTATTCATTTCTAAAAGCTGATTCTAAATTGATTCTCTTATTTGTTTTTAATGGAGTATATCCTTTGCTTTTTCTAAAGTTATTTATCTCTACTAATTCTTTAGCAGCCCTTATTAAGTTATCTTTGTTAAATGATGATTTCTTATCATTCACATCTATTTTACTTAGGAATGCTTTGGCTTGTCCACTTTTATCTCTACTTGCTACATCTTTTAATGTCATTCCAAATGCTTGTAAAAATTTTTCAGATTCAGTTTGTGCTTTTGCCTCTACTACTGTATTTCCTATTAAAGGACTTCCTACACTTGTTAAGATTCCAAATGCTAATAAGCAACTCACAAATCCTACTTTTAATTTTCTAATTCCACATTTTGGTTTTCTTTCAATTTTATTAAACATAATAATTTTATCCTCTTCTTATATTCTATGTTATTTTTTATCCCTTCTGTTTTGTTTGGTGACTCCAGATTTCAGACTACCTGTTAGCTAATGTATTCATTACAGTAGTAAATTGTCTACTCTCTTTCATACGCTCACTCTTAATTCTCAATATGGCATCTAGGTGTGATGCCAATACAAATGCTAATTCCTGTATCTTCACGTTTTTTGGCACTTCATACCATTCCCCCTCTACATTTATTTCTAATAGTTCCTCTTCAGGAATACTATTGATTACTACCTGTGTAGTTAATTCCGAAACAACTGGGTGAGTTGCTTTTACTATTTCTATCGGACTTTCTCCTTTAGTTATCTTATTAGGTTAATACCTATACGAAATTACATCATACTCAAACCATTATCGCCATCATTCTTATTGCTTGTTGGGTTAATACCTATACGAAATTACATCATACTCAAACACCCTCTATCTTATAAATACATTTATTGTCGGTTAATACCTATACGAAATTACATCATACTCAAACTCCAATCAAAGACACTACTTTTGGAATGTAAGACTATATGCTCTTGTCTTTTTTCATTTGAAATGTAATCACTTCTACCAACTACATTTGATATTTTTGTTTGTCTTGAATATACATTTGCCATAGTCCTAAACTCCTTTTTTTTAGTAAATAAAGTATATATTATTTACTAGCTCTTTGCAATAGCACAAATACACCCTTATGGATTTTCGACCTTCAGTCTCTATCCTATAAGGGTGTATTTACTTTAAATTATATAGTGAATAAGAAAACGTTGATATATATAATAAAGTATCATAATATATAAGTATAAAAACAAAAAAACAGGAAGAATAATATTACAAAATTAAAAAAGAAAATAGCTATGTTTTTAAGTGTGCTTATATTTACCTTAAGTTTTACTATACCAGGTGTATATGCTAAGAATAATTTTCTTACTAACAGTTCGAATGAAAAACATTTTATGAGAATGTACAAGAAATAAAAGAGTATTATGAAAAAATAGTAACGAAAGAAAATGCAGTAAATGAAATAAAAACATTATCAAACAGGAATTTAAACATAAAGAGAGAAGTAGAATCTATACAAAATAAAGGCTATGCTTTCGAAGACACTTATCAAGTATTAGAAGGTTCAAAAATGTTCTATTACTCAAATGAAGACAAATCAATAAATGGATTTATTGAAGTAAATTCTGATAATTATTTAGTTTATGAGTTTTCTTATGATTCAAAAGGTCAAATTGAGTCTGGTGTTTTAAGAGATTCAAATAAATCAGTTGAGTATGATAAAGATAATGGAATTACAAAAAAATCAAATAGCGAAACAAAAGTATCTTCAAACAAATTAAGAGTATCTGCTACTGCCTCATCTCAATACTCTAAACCAGATAAAAGAACAGTTTCATTTATTTGTGGACTATTGATGACTTATTCAGGTTGGTCACTAAATCAAATAGCTGCTTTAGTATTAAAAGGATTAGGAGCAGGACCTGTAGGATTGGGAGCTGTAGCTTTATTATTTACATTAGGTACAACTTACGCTTCAACTTATTGCTAATATTAGGAGAAACTAATGAAAAAAAACAGAAATGAACATATAAATATAAAAAAATTAGATATAAAAAAAACATTATTGAGTTTTAATATATTTTTATTTTTTGTTTTTATTTTTAGGATTATTATTGACAGAAACAAGTTTACAGACATAGTACCAACCTTTACAGCCATATTGTTAAGCGTAAATATATCTTTTTTAATAATTTATAATTTAATTATTAAAAAAAATTCTAAAGATGATGAAATTAAAAGTAATATTAAATTGATAGTGTTTTCAGCACCTTTAGTTGTTTTGTTAGGGATTTTATTTTTTAATATTTTTATAAAAGTAATGTAAAAATGAAGGGAGATTATTTCCTCTCTTCATTTTTTTTTATAATTCTTCAACATCAATCTGGCCATTTATATTCTCGATTACTTCTTCACGGTTTAATACCTATACGAAATTACATCATACTCAAACCACTTCGTCATATTCGCTACCTTTTAACTTGTTTAATACCTATACGAAATTACATCATACTCAAACATAAAAGATAAGCTTTATGTAAATTGTAAAGTTTAATACCTATACGAAATTACATCATACTCAAACTCGTAACTTGATGTTTTTTTGCTTTCTGCGGTTTAATACCTATACGAAATTACATCATACTCAAACGCTTCAATCATGACTTGTAACTTTTCAAGAGTTTAATACCTATACGAAATTACATCATACTCAAACATATTTTTTTCTTTTATTCTGCTTCCTATTGTTTAATACCTATACGAAATTACATCATACTCAAACTTCTCTATTCCAAAATGTTGCAGAGTCATAGTTTAATACCTATACGAAATTACATCATACTCAAACATATTTTTTTCTTTTATTCTGCTTCCTATTGTTTAATACCTATACGAAATTACATCATACTCAAACAGAAGTAGATGACACACTTGTGTATCAAAAGTTTAATACCTATACGAAATTACATCATACTCAAACTACAAGCTTAGTCCTAGTTGCAATATCAAAGTTTAATACCTATACGAAATTACATCATACTCAAACTTAATAAATGACGAAAGTATAAGGCATAATGTTTAATACCTATACGAAATTACATCATACTCAAACGTCAGACTTTGCTTTATTTTTATTTGATAAGTTTAATACCTATACGAAATTACATCATACTCAAACACAAGAATTGATTCTTATGCAAAACAAAATGTTTAATACCTATACGAAATTACATCATACTCAAACAAAATGAAAAAACACCTACTGAGTAGATGTGTTTAATACCTATACGAAATTACATCATACTCAAACTTCTAACCCTTTTATTTGATGATTGTATAAGTTTAATACCTATACGAAATTACATCATACTCAAACAACGCAATTTGATAGATATATATCTGCCAAGTTTAATACCTATACGAAATTACATCATACTCAAACATTTATGTTTTTTGTTAGCATAATATACAAGTTTAATACCTATACGAAATTACATCATACTCAAACGGAACAGATATTGATGCTTATGCAAAACAAGTTTAATACCTATACGAAATTACATCATACTCAAACCTATAAGTTCGGCATATATTTTCACCTACAGTTTAATACCTATACGAAATTACATCATACTCAAACTAAGTTTTAACAATGCTTTCTAAGTACTCTGTTTAATACCTATACGAAATTACATCATACTCAAACTTTGTTACAACTATCTTAACATGATTTTTGGTTTAATACCTATACGAAATTACATCATACTCAAACAACATCACTTTTTAAAGCTTTTAATTCGTTGTTTAATACCTATACGAAATTACATCATACTCAAACTTATATCATTTCCATGTGATGACTTGATATGTTTAATACCTATACGAAATTACATCATACTCAAACCAAAACTAAAAAATATAGACATAAAACCAGGTTTAATACCTATACGAAATTACATCATACTCAAACCAGACCATTCGGGCAATAGTCTCTCATCTAGTTTAATACCTATACGAAATTACATCATACTCAAACAGTCCTCTTGAAGCATCCGCCGCTCCAGCTGTTTAATACCTATACGAAATTACATCATACTCAAACCGGTGCAAGAGACAAATATATAAGAGATGGGTTTAATACCTATACGAAATTACACCCTTGTGTCAAGTATTGGATACATTTTATTCAATCACCTACAAAAAGAGAGAATGTTTTTGAACATCCTCTCTTTTACACAACTTATTTCATATTATCAATATTTTTGTGCTTATCTTCTAAATCCAAATCTACTTGAATACCAAGTAGTTTACTTTCAGATGCATCATCATTTAATTCTAAAATAATATTATTCGTTACTATTTCTTTATACTCCTCAATTGACATTAAATCCTTAAAAGACATTATAGTATCTTCATTCATGGAACAAATATATTGAAACTCAGAATCTATAGTAACATCGTACGCTATTCGTAAAAGCATTTCTCTTTGCCTTGGATCCATGTTTGCAAATAATCTACTATCATGAGCTAAAAATCTCATTTTGCTTCTTCTACACATTAACAGTAATAAATCAAAACAAAATAATCTTACTTCATTTACTCCATCCGATGAATCATCTTCTATCCTTGCATCTAAGGTATATCTAATCATATTTTCACCAGAATTATTTTTTATTACTAATCCACTTCTCTTCTTTGGATAAAATTTCTTTGCATACTCCCAAAAACCATTCCTTAAGTTATCAGTTACTGTTTTTATACTTTCAAGATATTCATTAGTTTCTTTATCTTGATTTATAAATGAAGCCTTTATCTCCAATTCAATATCTTTATATGATTTAAGTATTTTTTGATATCCCTGTATTCTCTCCATTTCATTTTTTAATGAAGACAGTTGTTTAGTTAAAGCAACATATTCTTCTAATGCTCCATGAGAATCTAAATATCCTAGTAAATTATCCATACGTTCTCCAATAGCAAGAATTTGTTTGTCTATTTTTTCTAATTCAAGCTGATGTTTACGTAATTCTTTTTTCAAGCGAATATTTCTGGACGATATTTGTTTTCTATGGAATTCAAGAACTTCATCGATGTTTTTTTTAACCATATCAGGAATTTCAATATTAGCTGCTTCATATACCCTTATAACATCTTCTTCATTTGCTTTAGCTGTTTCTTTAAAAGATTCTTCAATGTTTTTTATATAATTATTTATAAGGACGCGTTTATTTTCTAATATCTTTTTTTCATAACTTTTGTCATTTGCTTCTAGTTCTAACTCATGATAATTATTAGAAACTTTAAATTCTGATATTTCCCTTTCTAATTCACTTATTCTATACTCTAAGTCTGCTACATCAAGTTCTGCATCATTTTCACCTAGATAATACCTTTTAAAAAACGGATCTTTTTTTATAGCATTTTCTGTTCTTTTAGCATCAGTTTGCTTTTCTCTCAATTCTTTTTTTTCTACTATTAAAGTTGTATCAATTCCAAGTAAATATAGTGTATTTAAAAGCTTACTATAATCAGATTCTTTTGGAATATATGTGTCAAATCTAGAGTATGATGATCTATATCTTCTTACGAATCTAGAAAACAACGTATTCCATGTCATATTCTTTGGAGGATCAGAAATACCAAAACAAAGATTTAACATATTTTCTCTCATAGTCTTTAAACTTATATCTTTCCCACAAAAGTTTATTCTATTTTGTTCGCTGGTATTTCGTGATGCAAAATATTCTTTTCCATCGACTTCAAATTCCAATGTAAACACCCACTCAGGTAAATTCTTTGTAAAAGAATCAATTTTGTTTGATCCTAAACAAAAATGAATCAAGTGTAATACAAAAGATTTACCAACCCCATTATACGTATTTCCATCATTTTCATTATGTGGGGAAGCCTGCTTGCCAACAATAATATTCAAACCTTCTTTGAAATTTATAGTATGAAAAGAGGATTGATTAGCTCGTAAACACTTAAGTTTCACTACATACTACCCCCTTCTCAGTTTCTTTTATTGCTTCTATCATATACAAGTAATCTAATGTTGCAAGGTATTGATCAAAAGAAAACTTTACAATGTATTTTTTTCTTTCGTAAGCATTCTTATAATATAACCATAAATCATCTACTGAGGTAGGAGATTTTAATTTTTCTAACAAAAAAGCTCCAAATCCAAAGAATGATTCACTTAATGATAATTGTTTCTTTGGTAGTATCATATTAACATCTCCTCCTTTCTTTCTATATAAATCTAACTTGGCTCCTCAAATATATCACAACTCGAAAAATAATAAGACATTAAAACTAATACACTAGTTTGTATTGGGATCGTGTTTTTTACACACGATTTTTCTAAAATATAATAAAACCTACAATCAGCAAAGTTCTCTTTTGTATTATTTATATTGTTCTTAGATTCCTCATACAGCATATGAAATTTCTTTTGTAAAACCTCCTTAACACCCGGTGTATTATTAAAATACTCCCTTAAAATTCCTTCTTGATACCCCCCTATGGTCAACTGACTTTTTACACCTTGACTTAATCCATTAAAACTAATTTTTTCATCAAAATCTGGCACAATTAAGTTTTCTGAGTAATTTATATCACACTCAATATTCAATAAAAATTTTACCGTTTCATTTAATGCATCATATTCTACCATTGGCATGCTCTGCTCAGGTATAAATCCTACTATATCCTGTTTTGAAAATTTATCTAGACTATTAAATATGTTTTCTAAATCACTAGCTCCTAAAATTTCAATATCAATGTTTGAATAACAACTCTGTTTTCCTAAATCTATTGCCATCTCATGAATCAATGCTGGAACTCCTTCATATTTATCATTAGCTACAAAAAAATATTTTCTAATTGGGCATACATAATTCCATTTTTTGTACAATCCCTCAAAATCTTTCTTTAATTTTTCAACTCCATCAGCAATAGTTCCCTTTTTATTTAAATCCTCAGGGGCAAAAACTTGATAATAAGTTCCAGTATATTTATCAAATCCATCATTCTTGCCATCTCCAAAACGTCCATATGCTTTTACTGGTTTAAATTTAGAATTATGCTTACACATTAAAGATACAAAAAAATCTTCAAATTGCTGTCCTTTATAAGTTAAAATTTTATTTCTAAAAATAATTTTAGCTATATACTGTTCTTCATTATTTATAAGGAATACCCCCTTCCCATATATATAAAATATATTCATTATACCATATTTATCAAAATTTTAATAGTCCTTATTTTACAATCAGACACATCAAATACGAGCAAATTTCCAAACTATCTCAACTGTTTCTTTATCATAAACATATATCTTTTCTATAACTTCATTGATCCAGTCTAAGACAAGTTCTCCATTTGATACTGCTTCTTTTAACTTATCTACATTTAGCTTATGTCCTGAAGTAGTATTTTCCTTTACTTTGCTTTCTATGATGAATATTTCTTGCTCAATATCCTGAATATGTTCGCTTAAAATTTGTTTTTGAAATAGATATGCTTCTTTATCCATTATACCATTTTTATGCTTTTCATATAGCTGCATCTTTTCAACTTGAAGTTTACCTTTATCAATTTCCAGCTTATTCTTTCTTTCAAGCAAACTTTCACAAATAATGTTTTGAACTTTGTTCTCAATATTCCTTGTCTGCTCTTTTTTAAGAAAATTCTCTGTATAAAGTTTGATTTCTTTTGCCACTACATCTTCAAGCGTGGATGCAGTTATCTTTCCTTTCATACAACCACAATCTTTCGCCTTATATCTATAAGGGCAACAGTATCCATCACTTTTCCCATAATGAACAGTGTAGCTCATTTTATGATGGCATTTACCACAATAGATTTTATCCTGAAGTATATGAAAATTCTTCCTATCCCTGCTTATACGCTTTTCATTGCGACTTAACATATCTTGGACTATATTAAAATCTTCTTTGGTTATTATAGCTTCGTGCATATCTTCTCGTATTATCCAGTCCTTACTGTCAATCCATTTTCGATTATCAGAACCAACCTCTTGCACCCTTGTCTTTCCACCTACAACTGCTCCGGTTAAAACTCTTTGCGTTAATACATACCTTATAATCTGACCAGTCCAAATTCCACTCCCTCTCTTTAACCCGATGTGCTTGGCAGGAGTTAAAATACCTCTATTGTTGAAGTCTTTTGAAATGGAAAGCATACTTTCTCCAGATAAATATCTTCCAAATATCTCCTCAATCGTATGTCTTACCCTTTCATCAACAAGTAGTTTATGATGGTCTTTCTCATCTTTTACATATCCATAAGGTGCCTTTGAACCAAAATAGTAACCTTTATCCTGTCTTACTTTTACGGAAGAACGCATTTTTTGCGAGATGTCTTTTGAATAATAATCATAGACAAGGTTTTTAAACGGTACTTCCAATCCATTTATTCCATTTTCATTATTGTTACTATCATAGTTATCATTTACAGAAATAAATCGAACTTGCATAAATGGAAATATCTGCTCAATATAGGCTCCTGATTCAATATAATCTCTGGCAAAACGGGATAAGTCTTTCACAAGAATTGTCTTCACTTCATTTTTCTTAACAAGAGCAATCATCTTTTGAAACGCCGGACGATTAAAATTTGTCCCACTATAACCATCATCAATATGCTCTCTAATCTTAACTCCAGTAAATTCCTCTCTTGAATTGATATAGTCTTTTAAAATCTCTCTTTGAGAAGTAATGCTGTTACTTTCGTCTTCCTGATCTCCATCTTCTAAGGAAAGCCTCAAATAAAAATCCACTGTATTCATATCAACACCTCTTTTTCCTTCCGCCAATTTTTTCAGCAAAGATAGGTGTTTCTTCAAAATTAAATTTAATTTCTACCGTATTGTCATTTCCTATAAAGATTTTATCTATAATGCTATCTACAAAATCTTTATCCCATTTCTTAGTTTTTCCCTTTAACAGTGCTTTCAGGTATTTATGCTTTTCTTCAAGTTTAGAAGTTTCTTCCTCAAAAAATACTATCTTTTTTTCTTTTATATCTTCAAGCTCACTTTTCTTTTGATAAAGCCCTTCTTTTTCACCTTCAAAATCTGCCTTATCCCACTGCCCTAAAACATATTTTTCATAATACTCACCTTGAAGCCTATTAAGTCCTGAAATCTTTCTCTCTATTTTTGTCAAGGCTTTTTCCTTTTGCTTATTAAGTTTCTTTTTAATAAGGTCATAACCATTTAGGTATTCTTTATAGCTATTACCTTTATTGGAAAGAATCATATCGAAGGCTGCCTCAACCGTTTTTTTAAGAGTAACTTCTGTTATAGATATTCCACATTTTTCAGTGCTATATTCTCTAAAGCGATTACAACTAAAGTAAAAAACTATCTTTTTACCACTTAACTGTCTGTGTGTACTCATTTTTCTTTTGCAGTTATTACAATAAACTTTATCCCTAAAAACTGTATCATCCGATGCATTTTTATCTATGTTACTTCTATTTGTATTCACCTTTGAACCTATTTTATCCTGCACTTTATTGAACATATCTATAGAAATAATAGCTTCATGAGCATTTTCTGTTACTGTCCAATGTTCCTTATCAAGAACCTCTCTCTTTTTACCTTCATAAAGGTGTTTTTGATTTCTACCCTGAATTAAAGTTCCTGTATAGACACGATTTTTAAGTACCTGTAGTATTGTCGTTGGCTTCCATATTCTAATAGGCTTATCATTTTCAGATATTGCTGTCTTATATTTTCTATAATCAGTTGCTACATATACTCTTTTCTCATGGAGCAATTTTGAAATATCAAGTGTACTGAAACCTCTTAAATAAGACTCAAAGATTTCTTTTACAATAGGAGCTGTATTTTCATCTATATATAATCTCCTTATCCCATCTTCATCTTTTCTTGCTGTATATCCATAAGGTGCTGCTCCACAAATAAAGCTCCCCTGTTTAATTCTAATTTGATGTGATGTGGATATTTTCTTTGAAATATCTTTAGCATAAGTTTCATTAACAATGTTCTTTAAGATTACCTCCAGTGATTTATTAGAATCTTCCATGTGAAAAGTATCCAAATTATCATTAACAGCAATAAACCTTATACCAAGAAACGGAAATATCTTTTCTATAAAGTTGCCAAGCTCTGTATAATTTCTTCCAAAACGGGATAAATCTTTTACAACAATACAATTTACTTTTCCTGTTCTGACTTCTTCCATAAGTTTTTCAAAATCAGGTCTATCAAATTCCGTTCCGGTCTTTGAAATATCTTTGTATATTCCAACTAAATTATGTCCATCATTCTTCTTAATATAACTTTCACATAGAGCACTCTGATTTTCGATAGAATCACTCGGTTTTTCTTTTTTATCTCTTGAAATTCTTGTATAAATAGCGGTTTGAAAACTGCTTTCCACTACCTTATTTAGTTGAATTTCTTCAGATTTAATTCTCCTATTTGCTGTTCTTGCCATCTATACCACCTCCATGATTTTCTCTGGGTACTGGTTGGTATAACTATTTATCTTATCAAACACATCTAAGGTTTCATCATAATTAAATTGAATTTCTATCTTTTTATCTTCTAAAACATAAATTTTATCTATCAGCCTTACAAGAAGCCCTCTTTCCAAAGTGCTTATATTTTTGTATTTTTGAATGTCTGAAAAGAAGTTCTGATTTCCCAAGCTCTTTTTGTAGAGTTTTGTGATTTCTTTATTCTGTCTTTCTAATATTAGTTCGCTCTCAACAATACGATTAGTATAAAATTCTCTCATATCGTAAAACTCATCTTCAGAGATTATTCCTTCTTTTAAGTCCTGATATAAAGATGATTTTAGAATTTCAAACTTCGCCTTACTTTTCTTAGTTTGTTCCTGCCTCTTATCTATCTTCTTAAACAGGTTATATGATATTTCCATTGCTCTTACTTTTTCAGAAATAGCTTCATATTTACCAAGTGATGAAATATAATGCTTAATCATTGCGAGAACAGTATTTTCCAATTCTTTCTGCTTGATTGAATGCCTGCTACAACCAAGACCTTTGTTATACGCAGAACAAATATAATATACGATTGGAGTTTTCCCTCTTTTGTCTACCTTTTTGGTCATTTGTTGATTACAGTCCTTACAAAATAATAGCCCCGAAAACAAATCAGCTTTTTCTCCATAATTTTTTGCTTTTATATCACATTTCAAAAGTTTTTGTACAATCTCAAAGTCATTTATATCAATGATAGCTTCATGATTATCTTCAATTTCAATCCAATCACTTCTATCTTTAGAAACAACTTTATCGAGCTTATAATTTATCTTCTCTCTTTTTCCTTGTTGTAGTGTTCCGATATAGATTTCATTAGTTAAAATGCGATTAATAGCAGGCGTATCCCACTTTGCAACAGCCTTTGTACTAAACCCTGTTTTATATCTAATCCCCTTCGCTCTTTTATGTTCCATCGGAGATAATATGCCTGTTTCATTTAGATGTTTTGCAATAGAATATGAGCTATATCCTTCAAGTTTCATTGAAAATATTTTTTGCACCACATCATAAGCTTCTTTGTCTATCACTAATTTATGCTTATCTTCTTTGTCCTTCTCGTAACCATAAGGAGCATAATTTGATATAAACTGTCCTTGCTTTCTCTTTACTTTACAAACACTTCTTACCTTTGCAGATGTATCTCTACAATAGTTATCATTAATAAAGTTCTTAAATGGAATAACTAAATTCTTTTCTGTTTCACTTGCTGTAAAGCTGTCATAATTATCATTTAAAGCGATAAACCTTACATCAAGAGAAGGAAATACTCTTTGTAAGTATCTTCCGCTATCAATATAATCTCTTCCAAATCTCGATAAGTCTTTTACAATAATACAGTTAATACTTCCAGTAATGACATCTTCCATCATTGTCTTAAAAGCCGGTCTTTCAAAGTTTATTCCTGAATATCCATCATCTACATATTCTTTTGCAAGTTCCATATCTTGCTGCTTAGCAATATAATCCTTTATTTGTAACCTTTGATTAGAAATACTATTGCTCTCCACCTTGAAATTTTTGTCATATTTTTCATCGTCCTGAGATAATCTAAGGTACATCGCCACCTTAAAACCATTTGCATCCAAAGTATTTTTAGACATAACAAAACCTCCAAATCATTCATTATTTTTCCAAAGAAAAATATGATAACTTGGAGTTCTCAGCACATATTAAATTGTATCCCTATATGTTTAACAGTATAGCACATTTAAACAAAAAAGTCAGCTCCCATTTATCATATTTTTTAATCAATCAGCATTGCTTTCTTCTGCAAATATGATAGAAAACAATCCTCTAAACTTCGCCCATTTTTTGCGTAACTACATTTTACAAGCACATTACCGACTTTCATAAAATACATAGAAATCGGATCTACGCTGCTTTTATCTCTTATATCTTTAATGTCAGGGACTATCTTTTTCTCTATATCTTCCACTGACATATTTTTATATCTTGTTAATTCTTCTATATTCATTAGGAAACTCCTCTCTTCGTTGTTTTCTCTAATTAAGTTTTATGACATTGGCGGGTGCTTAGGATTAGCAACATTGGAATCTCACCACCGCCTCTGTTAAGATAAGCCGGCTTTCACTAAAGAAGTATCATTATCATTACTTAGATCATGGCTCACAAAGTTATCCCTGTTCTTTGCTTTAGAATATTTATCTATCGCTCGTTTCCTTATCTCCTTGCTTATAGCAGTATTCATTTAAACCGAATTTAATCAGCAGAAAAGTCGTGGCGTAAATTTCTTTCGCTCACTAAGTAATTAAAAGTCCCGTCTTGGTCTATTCAGTTATCAAAGAACAATTGCCTAATGGCTCTAAGAGAGAATTCCTTTTAAATATCTTTAAATTTATTTCCTATCTTCTAAAAAATTAAAGAGGACAGATCTCCCTTCACTTTATAAAGGAAAATCTGCCCCATACTACAAGGTATTTAACCCAATAGTTCTTCCAAAAGTTTCTTTAACTTCTTCAAGATATTGTTTTTTCTCCACTGTATAGCTTGATAGCTCACTTTCTTTTCAGTTGCAACACTTGATAAAGTTTCATCATTGAAATACAAGCGTTCAATAATATCTCTTTCTTCTGCATTAAGTCTTGATATAGCATTTCTAACTGCTTCAATCATCATCTGTGTTTCCACAATCTTTTCTACATCAACGCTTTCATCAACAATATTATCTACAAAGTGTCCATCATGATCCAATGATGAAAAAAAGAGCAAGTGGTTTCTCTTGTCCACCTGCTCTAAATACTTTTCGTGTTCTTTTTCTCGCCAGTAGACTTTATATATCTGCTCGCTGACTTTAACCCTTTGTCCGTTGACATAAAGGTAATATTCTTTTGGCATTTTATTCCCTCCATTTCTTTTTTGTCTGCGTTTTTAGACAAAAAAGGAGGACTTCTGCACATAGGCATAATAAGTCCTCTGAAATGAAAGAAACTTGCTCTTTCCTTATATTTTAAATTTGATTTTTTATGATAATTACCAGTATCAAAAAGGTCTATTGTTTTTTTCTATATGAATAACAGACCCTAAATAATACATAGCAATTACCTCCATTATTTAATCCATTTTTTCCCTCACAAATAAAGATTGATTAAATCACTCCTGCTTTTTCAAAATGTTTTTTAAGTATCCTTATTGCAACAAATGCTCCTATGCAAGCAAGAACAAAAGTTATCAAGCCAAATCCTACTGCCCACGAAACTTTGAAATAAGATAATGCTTCTTTTATTTGTGCTTCACTCATTTTCCATTTTGATGCTCTTTCCACAAAAGAAGCTGTTCCGAATAAAATCACAGGAATTACTGTTCC